TGAAGTATCAAGGTAAATTCTACAGAGCGGAACAGCTCAATGGCTGACAGACTAGATAAAGCATTCGATGAGATTCTCATCGGAACCCGTGAGCGATTCGATACAAACCTCGAAGCACTCGTGAGTGCGATGCACCAACTCAAGGATAAAGGACTCAATAAACAACAGAGCTGGGAGCGCGTCTTATTTGCAGTAGAGAAGTCTGGTGAATTACTTAAGTTCAAGGTAGGTGATTTTGCTGTTCCAACACTGTGTTGTGCTGTTATTCGTATCCTTGAACTAGAAACACAGGTTGAGGAGTTGAAAAGTAAGGTTGAAGGCGACCAACACGACGAATGAATGCCCGAACGGTCACAGGGCTAACTCCAACGGAAATTGTTTTAATCCGAACTGTGTCTATCGGAATGACAACAGGAACAGTCCACCGAGATAGCTGATCCAAGCTTGAACCTACACGATCTACAGGGGTCTTGGCAGCTAGGTAAGAATCAGAGATAGAACATCGAGCTGATCGGATGTTGAGAAATGACTGCTTGTCTCTGATCACCCCTGTAGACCTGTTTAGTTTTATCTAATTTTTTGGAGATATAATGTACTATGACAAAGAAGGTATACCTATCTCTGCTGATAGATTTAGTGAACTGTTTAAAGATTTTTTGTATCGACAAGTTGCTAAAACTGACGTAATTTCGGGAGAAGATACTTATTGTGTATCTACTGTTTGGTTAGGAATAGATTACTCATTTCTTGAAGGAATTCCAATTATCTTTGAAACTCTGGTTTTTAAGAATGACTATACTGAGATGGATATATATCGTTATGCAACTGAAAAAGGAGCCAAAGAAGGTCATACAGAAGCAGTAGTTAACTTGTCAGCTACATTAAGTAATTTTATCATAGTAGATAAAGAGATGTAAATCATGTATACTGTTTGTGAAGGTGTTGATGACTTAACGTGGTGGCAGGCTTATGATGTTATATAACGAAACCTTACAATGGATTCTATTAGTAGTTTTAGCCTTTGTTGTGTTCTTTAAATGGGAGAACAGGCGGTACTGAGTAATAATTAGTTTATTTGACAAAGGTCATAGTAGTGTGGTAGAATGGGGTATTGGACAAGTTAACTTTAAAATAAGGTTCTGAGAAAAGATAAATGTTTATGACGAGACAGGGCTCGGGGTGTTAAAGATGGGATTTAAAGTCATGGCCATTTCCGACAGAGTTGAGGAGATTGTTCAACTACCAGCTATAGTCAGTGCGGGGAAAGTTGAACTTCTCAAACCAGAGATGCAGAAGCTAGACAAGGATCAGTTGAAGCAGATAGCTGTTGCGTTCGGTGGACAGCTTGTCTATATGAAAGTGAGAGCGACGTACACAGAGCTTGAGACAGCGCTCTGTAATTACGACAACTGTTACAGACCTGTTGAGGCCGCTCTCTGGTGTGATGATCACCCTAATGGCATGGCTAAATCTTCTCACAGTAATAATGTACGACACATTGGAATGGTTAACCCTAAGGTGAGCTGAACATCTATTATGAATAAAGATGAGATTATAAATAAAATAGTTAAGCTAGAGTCTGAAATTGAAATTAATAATGAACAAAGTAAACTAGCAAAAGATGCAGCTAAAATAAATAAAGACGTCATGAACCAGCATCAAAAGGTTTATGATGACCTCAGACAGCAATTAGATTTAATCGCCAAGGGTTTGTCTGATGCTGCCCAAAATTTCAGAACAGCCGATGCAGCTGTAAGAGATATCTCACGGCGCAATAGAGACTATCTCGATGAGCTAGCTAGACTGAGACGTGAACTCTCTCGTGCCGAGGACGCCGAGAGAGTTCAAGCCAAGTATCTAGCTGAACTTGAAGCCTTTAGAGAAGCCTGTCTTAAAGCTCCATGGCGTAAAGAAAATCGTACAGATGACATGGGAGCTTTCGAATATCAGATTGATGGTGCCATACAACTAGCTGCTGCGAAGACTGGTTTACTAGGGGATAAGAGAGGACTCGGTAAGTCTCTCACCAGTCTTATCTACTGTGATCTCCTTGATGCACAGAAGGTTATCTTCATTTGTCCGTCTGACACAATGGATAACTTTATTCGTGAGATCAAGATGTGGACTCCTCATCGACCAATTCTAAAGATTGGCAAGATGACGAGAGCCGAGCGGGATTTTGTATTTGGTCCATTAAAGAATCTCACTGCCTTCAATCTCGTTCTCAATTATGAGGCATGGCGGCGAGACTCAAGTCTTATTGCAAGCTTGAATGAATTGCTTCCAGATACTCTTGTCTACGACGAAGCTCATAAAGCTATGACATGGACTACAAGTATCAGCCGCGGGATTCAATCACTCCGATTCGGTCTGAACATCTGTCCTTCCTGTAGTCCAGAAAAGCCACTACCTGTAGACTCTGTGTCTATTGAAGATTTCAATTATGGTACCTGTGAAATCTGTGGGCACGAAGCATTTATTACTGAGTTCTGTTCAGTGAAGAATGTATTGCCTATGACAGGTACACCTATTATTAATAAGCCTCAAGAATTGTTCCCACATCTTCGTGCTATTGATCCCAAAAACTTCACAGATGAGAAGACTTACTTGCGGGACTTTTGTCGAAAGTCTCTGTCTGGTCGTTGGGTGTGGACATGGGGAGCTGAGGATAAACTAGTTCAAAAGATTGGTCCTCGATTTGTTGCTCGTGATCGTAAGGCAGCAGGTATTATCATTCCACCTGCTACACCTATCGATCATGTCATCAGTCTTGATGAATTCAAAGAGAACTATAAAGAACAGTTCAAGGCTTATAACCAAGTACGTCAGTATGCACAGTTAGTATTAGACCCTGAAAAGGGTGCTGACGGTATTATGGCTATGCAATACATGATTGTTGTACTCATGCGTTTACGTCAGGTTCTCGTATGGCCAGCTGGTATTGAACTCAAACGTAAAGATGAGTATGGCAATGAGTATCATGTTGCCCGTCTCAATGTACATGAATCAGTTAAAGTAGATAAGGCTGAAGAATTACTGCGAGAGATTCAAGAAGAAGGTGAAGCATCTCTTGCCTTCTCTATGTTCAATGATCCTCTTTATGAACTACAGCGAAGACTAGGCAGCAGATCTCTAGCGTATACTGGGAATACACCTAGCTATCTCAAGAACGATGCTCAACTAGACTTCGACCCTAAGACTGCACCGAAGAATCCTAAGTGGGATATTCTTCTTGGTAACTATAAAGCTATGGGAACAGGTCTGAACCTCAATAGAGCTACTCATGAGATCATGCTAGATAGACCTTGGAATCCGGCTGGAGAAGAGCAAGCAGAAGGTCGCGTTGATCGTATCGGTACCAAGCAGGACACTTACATCCATCGTATCATGGTTGAGGGAACTATTGACACATGGATGAAACAACTCATTGAACAGAAGCAAGAAATTATTAGTGGCTTCGCCGAGAAGGCTGATCTCTATCAAGAAGTTTTGCGTGCCCTCCGTGAAGGTGAAATCTAATGAAAACCCCTGACCTTCCTCCAATGCCTAAGTATATCCGTATTAATCCTACTGACATTAGATTTTGTGAGTTGCTTGGTAAGTGGTATATCACTGGTCCACTTCACTGTATATCTGAAGGTACAGTGGTCTCTGTATCTAGACATAAAGACACTCCTGTAGAGGTATATGTAACTAAATTAAAAATGGCCAGAAAGGTATACCACAAGACAGTACAGAAGTTTATTACTTATGTAGTAGCTGAGTTCGAAGATATTATCGATGATAGTGAGTTCTAATCCAGACTGTAAAGAGTCTTATGACTGTGGTTGGCCCTATACTCAATGTTGTCCTTTAAAGAAAGATATAAAAGTGCAGATTCAAACTAACACTACTAGGACATTTACATTTACTTTAACTGAAAAAGAAACTAGAATGCTGCTAGCATCTATGCAGAATAAATCAACTAATATGCCGTCTGATGTACGGTTGTTCAGCAGTGAGTTTTTTACTGCACTAGATCTAGCAATGAGTGAGTCTCATGACAGAGATTAATTACTTACTTGTGGGAGAGTGGCCTAAGCCTGGAGAACTTGATCCTACTAAACAGTATTTAGTTTCACAAGAAGTTAAAATAGACGGCGAGGTAATTAATATAGAGATAACTTACCTCGGTGTCTTAGGTGAGACTAATTTTAGTCCTACTATAATAGATGCTTGGTGAATAGTGATTGTTCGATACGAAATTGCAGGAAACTGGCCCAGTCCATCTAAGATTGTATCAGGTAGTCATATAATTAGTGCTGAAACTGAGGATTTAGGGAAGGGATTTACTGAAGTTCATATTTACTATGTACAACCAGTAGTTGAAAAACCACGTTCAGATAAATATTCACCGGACTACGGTCTCAGTAGTCAGCAAGTAAAAGTAATCTTGTGCTTGCCGCTAGGTCTTAGCAATCAGCAGATAGGTGATAAGCTACAGTTGTCTGAAGATACTATAAAAACTCATTTCAGACACATCATGAAGAAGACAAAGGCTAGAAATAGAACAGAGTTGGCTGTTATACTGGCTAGGGCTGGGTACTACTAATGATCCTATTAGTAATCCCGAAGCCAGACGGTGACCCTGACTGTGTAGCGTGTCATGGTTCACCAGGAAAAGGTGGTTGTGGGACTTGTGGAGGAACTTATGATGGAGATGACGATTAATGCTTCGAAGTATTGATTATGAAGATGATACTCCTCCATTCAAACAAATAGCACAACAGATACGTGAAGGTATTTTAGAGGGTGACTACAGGGTTGGCGCATTGATACCTTCTATTAGTTATACAGCTCGTATCTGTGGGGTGGCTCAAAATACAGTTAAATCTGCTTATAGTCTACTAAGGAAAGAAGGATTAATAATCACTCTCCATGGTAAAGGTTCCTACGTTAAATACAGAGGATGATGATTAATTATGACTGTTGAGGAATTGATTAATAAACTTAAGGTAATGCCTCTAGATCTACAGGTTAAAGTTGAAGGCTGTGACTGTTACAGATGGGCCCATTCTCCTATTGTAATAGGAAAAGAAAAGTCAGTCGTCTTGATTACTAGTAAGGATGATTAATGGGATACGGTAAGTGCGAAGCTCACATCAGAGTTGAAGTCAACTTTAAAGGAGAACTTGCGGAGAGGCATGTAGGTTATATAAAGAGAATGCAACCTAAACTTGTTGATGAAGAATGGGTTGATTCTGATATTCCTGAAACCCTATTTGGTATTTGTGACCAGTTTGGTTACTTGACTCACATGTGTTACAGCCGGCGTACTTTTGGAATAAAGAGCTGGGAAGGGTTTGCTGTCACTAGTAAGCATCCTCGTAAGTTTGACGAGTTTTATTTCGATGCTGGTAGTAATGGGAGACCTCTTTACGTTACTTACCGAGAACTTCGACAAGCTATGTATGCATTGGGGCTTGTGGGAGAGGATGCGATCAAGTATTGTGCGAACTGTGAACATCCCAAACTCCAACACAGTGAAAGGGGAGAATGTAGTAAGATTCTGAACGAAGATAATACTTCAGAAGAGAGTTGTCCGTGTAGCTGCTATTCATACGCAGACCCAGACTTTGAGTAATTGAAAGAAGATGATGAAATGACTGCTGTTAGGTCAAGGCAGCACTTTCATCCATGAATACCACGTCAAAGAATCGCCTGTAACACCTGGGAGATTCTGGGTTCTCAATCCGCTAGATTTAATTCATTGTGTACACTCCAATTTAAGAGAAGCTATTAAGTGTTCAAACGGAGAGTGTAGTCATGAATTCACACTATAATTTTGGCGGAGGTTATGTGTGGTGTGACATAACTTCATCTATCGGCCTTCTTACAAATTTAGTTTGTGATAAGTGCAGAGCCAAGGTTTATCACTTAAACCTTGCACCACGAAAGTTTAAAATTAGACCTGACGTGGGCAAGATCACCTTGAAGAAGTAGGATTGGACAGGAGGGTGGGTCATGTGGTTTACTAGTACTAGGTACAACACCATAGAGTTTGACCAGGGCAGATGTGTAAAGGCCACCATTCCGTGTTCCTGCTGTTTTAGGTGGATCAGTAGTCGAGCCCTGATGTGCAGAGCGACACTCTGCCCTGGTCAAGCAAGGCTCACTCACCTAGTACGCCCGGAGCAGGTGGTGAGTTGAATCTGGTGGGGCTGCGTCGTTGACACTTCACATCTCCAAGGGGTAGCCCCACCAGATGAGAAAAGAGAGTTGTACATGCCTCCCATTAAAAAGCAACTACCCTACGATGGGTTAGATCAGGTCGGACGACTGGGTAAGTTTATTAACGCTCCACCTTCTGTAGACCAGATAAGACGTGCTGCTCTAGTTATTGCAGCTAATTCTAAGTCTTTAGATGATTGTCGTATGCTACTTAGTATGTTGGGTATTAATCATGATAATTTCTACTCTGATACTCCTAGTGAGTGTCGTAGGTAATATTACACTTGGTACGTATTTGATTGATCAATACTTGAAGACCGGCTATCTTTGGAAGAAGTAAGTAGTATGAGTTGCGTCTCTTGTGGTCGTGACCTTCACGATGAATGTCAGCAGCAAGTACCTAAAGATAAAAAGTGTTGCTGTCAACAAGAGACACCATCTGTCTCAGTCTTTTCTACCCCTAAAACTGGACAAAACTATAAGCCTGATGATGAAATTACAGTATCGGCTGGAAGAAAACGTGCGGCAGTACTTCATGAAATAGATCCTGAACGATCCTGTGAATGGAGATGGAAGAAGAATTGCGGGGGAGGACAACACCCTATTATTGGCTGTTTAGCAGGGCTTCAAGAGGCTAGGCACCACGGTCCTATAAAGAATACATCTCGTAACGAAGTAAAGAATGTCCATCTAATCTGTACTAATTGTCACAATCGCTGGCATACGCTAAACGATAAAGACTATGACGAAGAAGTAAATGAGTCTTTACCGCATATTCCTGTACCAGCAACCATTGAAGAATGCTCTAATAATGAGATAAAGTGGAAGTCTGGAGCTTATAAGAGTGGTTAATTACTTTAATGACGAAACTTCTGAACTCAGTCATTCAGATTTAATCGGTACTTTGACTGTTAAGCCATGCCTAGTTTGTGGCAACCTGGTTCTTGATGAGCATACTCAAAGGCACATTAGTTGGCACGAGAGTGTGGTTGTCCGTAAGCCAGCCATTAGAAAGAGTAGATAATGTCAAAAGAAGAAAACAGTAATCCTATAAGTGAGTACTTTGAAGGTTGTTTTCGTGGAGGGTATTTTGTTGTATATGAGGAAATTGAATTAGTAACTAGAGAGTTAGGAACGGTACACTACCATAACTGTAGTACATGTGGTGCAACTATTAGTTATGATGGTCTACTAAAACATTCACAGTGGCATAAGAGTATAGATGATATCGTACAGCAGTTGATTGGGATAAATCCTTCTGAGGATAAGTAATGTCAGACTTTTGGTTTGAAGCATACTACAGTATAGTCAAAAAGTATGTTGGCTTACGTGGTGAGTTTGAAGCACAGTGTCTATCTAATAAAGAACGCAATGTCAGATTAAGAGAAGTTAACCTGAATAGACAAAATGAATTTAATACTTTAGCAAGAGAAAGAGATTTCTATAGAGATCAATATTTTGCATTAAGAACTTGTACAAAACGTATACACGAGACTCATGAACAAGCAGCCGAAGAAGCAAAACGAATGCATAAAGCAGAAGGGAAAACCTACAGGGTGTATGAGTGCTATAAACACTCAAAGTATGCAGTCTTTCATATAACAAAAACTAGAAAGTTTAAACATAAGTCTGCATAACTAGACTTGACAACCACCTTAGAGTGTGTTATACTCTAGTTCTTGGGTACATTTATTATTAAGGGTACTTATATGATTATATCAAATGCCCAGATATCGACTAAGTTACTGTGTGACAAAGCCCACCACTTTCGTTACACATTAAAGCGTGAACCCAAGAAACTTGCTCCAGCTCTCTATAGGGGTGTGCTCGGACACTCTGCTTTAGAGGCATATTATACTGTGCTGAAAAATGGTGGCCTAACGGAAGAAGCTCGTCTAAGCGCATTTAACATCCTGGATAAAGAGATTGCGAGAATTATTCAGACTTCTCCTGAAGATTCTCAGATTATTCTCATGGTTATGAAGCTTCGAAAGCTCATTGAAGTATATTCTGAGATCTACAGGAAGGAATCATTTAAAGTATTGGCTGTTGAGCAGGATTATAAGATACTTGTCAATCAAAACATAGACTATGTACTGCGTCTTGATCTCTTAGTTGAGATGACAGCAGGGGAGTACCGGGGAGACCTAGTAGTTGTAGATCATAAGTTTGTCCATAACTTTAAGAGTGTCTCCGATATTCAAATGGATGCTCAACTACCTAAGTACATCAAAGTACTCAAAGACAACGGGTATTTTGTAACAAAGGGTATGTTTAATCAAATACGTACTCGTGATTTGAAGTATCCTACCTCTGAGTCTGTCTATAAGCGTTCTTGGATCAAGCCGACCAAAGAAGAAATTGATAGAATTTGGTATGAGCAAGAACTAGTTGCTCTCCAAATTCAAGATAATGACTCGAATCCAGCCTATGTGCCTGTTCGTACAATGAACTATCAGGTATGTAGGTTTTGTGCATTCCAGGGGCCATGTAAGGCAGAACTGGATGGCACTGATATATCCTCATATTTGATTGCTAACTATAAAGAGACAAACTCACCTTTAAGAAAAGCTGATGTGAGTGATGCAGCATGAGTGACCCATCCTCTTTGAGTGAAGCGGACCTGGATATTCTTCGGTCTATGAGTGGTCCGATGACAGCTGCCGATGTGCCACGATTACTCAGACCGTTTATCTATGGAGATCCTAAGGTAGGTAAAACTGACCTCGTAGCTCGAATTTGCCAAGAACTTAACTTGAGTCCGATGTGGATCTACTCAGACTCAGGTCGTTCTACTGTACTCAAGTACCCTGACGTAGCAGACCGTACATCGTTTATCCCCTTCGATAGCTTTGCACAGATTAGACTACTAGTTAAAGCTAGAGAAGAAGGGTATGAACCTTTCTGTAACCACAATGCGATTGTATTGGACACTGTTTCCACGCAAGTGAATAATATGCTTCGGATTGTAGTGAAGGAACGACCTCTACCTAAAGAGCAGCCTCACCCTTCTGTAGAAGGATGGGGTCACTATCGTATGGTAGAGTCTGCTATGAAAGATACTGTGGATGTATTAACTAGATCTGATATGCATGTGTTCTATTTAGCACATGTTAGAGATCCTAACAAAGATGATAAGGAAAAGAAACGGTTCTCTATTAGACCTGCGGGACCCGAAGCCACCTATCGGGTTATTGCACAGGAGGCGAACTTAATCGGATGGCTGTACAAAGAAGGAAAAGAGCTACAAAGGCAAATCCAGTTCAACCAGACACTTCAGGAGACAGCGGGAACACAGATACCCACGATCGAAGAGAAGACGTACAAAACACAGGACGTACCGGGACTACTAGCGAAGTACGTGAACGGCTAACTGAAACTAAATTCGAAACTCAAACCGAAAATAAAAAAGGAGCTAAAACTAAAATGTCTATTTTCGGTAGTCTTGATACAACTAAAGTTCCTGATGATCCGTTCTACATCAAGCCTGGTACTTACTGGTCTTTCTGTACTGATGCAGTTGTAAAGGAAACAAAGGACGGCGGAACTCAACTTGTCTTGACCTGGACAATCGATGAACCGGACAGTGATTACCACCACAAGACTAAGCAAGAATGGTTTAGTCTATTCCCTGAGCACGAAGGAGAATGGGACAAGTATTCTGCTCAAGAAAAAGAGGCAACTTCATGGTTGAAGCGTCGCCTTCGTCGTGCTTTTGATTTGTCTGAGTCTGAGATTGATGCTGTTGAGTGTTCCGAACTCCAGGGCAAAGGTGCTTTTCTTACTCTTCGTGAGAGTGAAGGTAAGGAAGGCACAGCAAATGCTGGTAAGAAGTTCATTAACATATTTGATGCACTATCGAAGCGTCTATATGAAGAGGAAAACGGCACCAAGGACAGTGTCTCTAGTTCTCTCGGTCTTGGTTCAAGTCTCTAATTAATGGGCGGGATGTGGTTTATAGAGGGCCAGCCTAGGATAGAATCCCCGCGTATCCTAAATTGGGAGCTACAGCGAGCTGATGGGGAATCAGCTCATCCATTAATAAGCAACCACAGAGCCACCCTAGTATCCCAAATGGTAGAGGAGCTTCTCTTAAAAGGAAGTACAGTGAGGGTTCGAATCCCTCCTAGGGTACTTATTTATCGGGTGCAGATTATAGGAGAAGTGCGGATGGGTAAAATGGAAGAGTTAAAGGCTCTTTATGATAGCTACGTTGTAGATGAGAAGTTTAGCCATTTACGCGCTTTACGAAGGAAGTTTGTACCAGGAGCCGGTCCGCTTAAGGCTAATCTCATGCTTGTTGGTGAAGCTCCCGGTAAACTTGAAAATGCAAAAGGTGTACCATTTGTTGGACGTTCAGGAGAGAATCTTAATAACATTCTTCAAGATGTTAAGATTGCCTCAGACGATGTATTTCTTACCAACGTAGTCAAGTACATGCCGGAGCAAATAGGAGGTAGTGTTACACCGACAGAAGAGGAAATAGAAGATAGTAGAGGATATCTTCTTAAAGAGATTGATATCGTAGAGCCTGTAATCATCGGCTTATGTGGACGTACAGCTATTCATGCAGTGTTTCCAGACATTACTGACGTAACCCAATTTCATGGAGACTTACTGGAGGGCCGGTTTGTTCCCTTGTACCATCCTGCTTTTATTAGCTATCAACCTATGCGGAAACATTTAGTTAAAGAAGGTTATATTAGATTAGCAGCATATCTGACAATGAAAGTTGCCTAATGCCAACTGAAGAAGAAATCAATGAGTACGAGGATGCAGTAGAAATAGCAGAGGATATGACAAGGAGGAACTTAGGCGGACAAACAGATAAAGGTTAGTTAACACGAAAGTCCTCGTAGCTCAATTGGATAGAGCAGGAGCTTTCTAAGCTCCAGGTTGCAGGTTCGAGTCCTGTCGAGGATGCGTGAATTGTACAATCAATTACACAACATATTATAAGGAGAAGTAGGTGGGATCAGTAACCAGTCTAGATCCAAAACAGGATCTACTGACATTCCTTGAATTTATATTTGGGGATGAGGCTGGTTATGCTTATAGCCCTACTAAAAATCCTGACCCTGAAAATCCTGTTTGGAAGCAGTATTTTTTTGAGTGGCCTACAGGGAAAGACAGGCTGATAAATCATATTAAAATACAATCTGAACGTAACGAAGTTTACATTGGTCCTGCACTATATAAGAATAATAAGAGTGCAGAGAAGGATGACTTTAAAACAACTCGTGTAGTATGGGTTGAGTTCGATGGCAATGATCCAGCTAATGTAACAGATGTACCTCCACCGAATGTTAAGATTAAATCAAGCACAGATAAACATGAACACTGGTATTGGAAGCTTGATTCTTTTGTTGATGATATGGAGAAACTAGAAGACGTTACCCAGAGATTGACATATCACTTAAACGCCGACATGGGAGCTTGGAACGCTAATAGGGTTCTCAGACCACCAGGAACACGGCATCATGAGTCGGGTCTCACGGTAACGACGTTGACGTGGGACCCTGAACCAGTCTCTATACATCAGTTTAATGAGCTTCCCACTGTTCCGGTAAAAGTACTTCAAGAAAACGATATACACTATGTTCCGCCACCTCTTGAAGTAATTGCTAAGTACTCATGGGCAGACAAAGAAGAAGACTTCAAATTCTTCATGACTCCTAAGATTGAACAGGGTCATAGATCATCAGCTTTGACTAAACTAGGACATATCTGTATTGAGTTGGGTATGACTAATGCTGAAACCCTTTCTCTTCTTTATAATGCTGATGGACGCTGGGGCAAGTTCTCTAAACGCCGCGATCAGAAGGCTCGACTTCTAGGGATTATTAATTATTGTCGGAGCCGCCACCCTGTAGAACCAACTGATCAGCCTGAAGAAGAAAATAAACAAAGACTCAGAGTATTTACATACGATGAGTTTATGAATACTAATCTTAGACTTGAGTGGGTTATTGAAGGATTCATACACAAGAAAGGTTTTGTAGTACTCTCTGGCCCACCTGATGTAGGCAAATCTCAACTTTCCATCAGGTTTGCTCAAAAACTTGCTTTAGGAGTACCTTTTTTAAAGTGGCCTATTGTTAAACCACTCAAGATACTTCTTGTGTCTATGGAGATGCCACACGAGGAATTACTTTATCTTATGGAAGGGATGAACTTTAGCAAAGACCCCCTACTTAGTGAGAATTTATTTATACTTCCTTTAGGTTATTCCATACGGCTTGGTAATAAAGCAGCACAAGCCGAACTTGCTAGTGTAGTAGAAGAGTTTAAACCTGATGGTATTATCTTCGATTCTCTTGGTGTTGCTCTTAGTGATGACATCAATTCTGAAAAAATTATTCTTGATTCTTTTGACTTTATACATAAAACTCTTCGCGGGGCTTATGGTTGTTTTGTTTGGTTTATCCACCATAATAGAAAAGGTCAGATAGGCAACAAAGCCCCAAAAAAACTAGATGACTTATTTGGTTCCCAGTACATCGGTGCAGCTATTACGACATGTATTGGTCTCTGGCCTACCAAACCAGGTGGCCCTATTGAAGTGAACTGTCTCAAGTTACGTATGGCTAAGCACTTTGATACATTTTATATTAAACGAATGACAGACCTAGACTTTGAAGTATTTAACGGTCAAGAACTAGGACGGGGATCTATATTTGGTGGGGGAGCAGGGATCAGTAAGAAGAACACTCAAAGTATTGAGGATAAATTCGAACTATGAGTACTTATAGGCTAAGTTTTGAAACTGTATACACATCAGCATTACACAAGTACTGTAATGCTGATCCAGCGTTCTACAAAAATGTAACTCAAATAACACCTAATTCTCAGATTCCAGATGAAGATTGGCATTTAGTTACTAGAGAAACTGACAACCCTTGGGATCAGGCTAAGGTCTTAAAAATGTGGGCTGATCAAGATAAAGATTTTGTACGTAATATCAAGCTAGAAAAAATGGTTAGTGAACCCGCCTGGGAACAAGTTGAGCTACCTCAGTAAGGAAGAGTTCGACAAACACTGTAAGCAAGCTCAAGAATCTGAGTATCTTACAGTGGACACTGAAGGCACCCTGAACCATCCTTTTAGTACTACCTGGGGTTTGTCTATCAGTGCTGGGGGAGTAGGTGATTACTATGCCTTCAATCAACGATTTGGAAATAATCTACCTCAAGAATGGTTCCCTCAGATAAAGAATGTTATTGAGAACCATTCTTGTTTAGTATTTCATAACGCTAAGCACGATCTACGGTCTTTGAATAACCTAGATATTAACTATACTGGTAAATTTTATGATACTCAGCTTATGGCTCACATGGTTAATGAGAATCTTCCTAGCAAAGAGTTAGATTGGTTGAGTAAGTTTAGTGGGGGAGAACCTAAACGCTCCTCTGAACTGATGAATAAAATTATCCTGGCATTTGGCTGGGATTTTGTACCTGTTGAAATAATTAGACCTTATGGTCAGAACGATGCATTTATTACTGAAGAACTTTTCCACAAACTTCTCCCTGAATTTCAAGAACAAGACTTTGATGGAGAACTCTGGGGTGTTGAACAAGACTTTGCTGTGTTATTGGGGGAGATGGAAGATAATGGGATTCTGATTGATCAGTCTTTCTGTGAACATGAATTGGAGCGCGGTCTCCATATCATGTCAGACATTAAGAAAGGTCTCGGCTTTAATCCTGGTTCTCCTAATGAACTAGGTAAGTTCCTTCTAGAGGAACTTAAACTACCCCCTGTAGGTCGAAAGGGGAAATCTGGTCGTTATTCTTTTGATAAAGAACATATGGCCATTTATGATGAATTATTAGAAAGAAATAATGATCATAGAGCTAAGCAAATTATGGCCTACAGGGGTTGGCAAAAAACAACTAGCTCTAACTATAAACCGTATCTAGAAAAGCTTAGTCACGACGGCCGGTTCCGAACCTCATTCAAACAGCATGGTACTAAAACGTGTCGGCTGTCCGCGTCTATCTTACACCAGATTCCTAAAACATCTGAGAAGGACTGGAACGGTAAACTTAAGCAAGCATTTATTGCTCGGCCAGGTTATACGCTCTGGGAGTTTGACTTTTCTCAGCTTGAGTTTAGACTGAAGGCAGCGTATGCTAACCAGCAAAACCTGATTGATATTTTTAACGATGAATCACGGGATATTTTTAATGAGATGGCTGCTGATCTCGGGATGCAAAGAGATCCAGTCAAGACTCTTAATTATACTATCTCTTATGGAGGTAGAAAGAATAGAGTTTCTACTGTCTTTGGTGTGAGTGATGTTGCAGCGCAAGTTATTATTGATAACTATTTCAGGAAGTATCCAGGATTCTTAGAACTTGATAGACTTGCTGAACGAAAAGCCAGAGAGAATGGATATATTAAATACTGGACAGGCAGGCGTAGGCACTTCCCATGGGCTTCAGAGTTGCACAAAGCTGGTAATGCGGCTATGCAAGGAGGGGCCTTCGAAATTGTTAAGCGACGGACCTTAGCTGTCAAGAAGGCAGGACTGTTTACGCCTTCCTGTATTCTCAATCTTCAAGTTCACGATTCTATTGTCACTGAGATTGAAAATGGAAAAGAGCACGAGTACATCCCTGAGATTAAACGCGTTATGGAGAATGTCGAAGAAGACAAAGACTTTGGAGTCAAATTCAGAGTTGATGTCCATAAGTGGGGAACGAACCAAGCATATGAACCACAACCTTGAAAAAGCTACTTTCACACTCAAAGATATTGCTAAGGTTATGTACAGAGTTGGAGTACCTGAATATCTTATTGCAACTGAATTGTGTAGTTTAGCAGATTTGCCTGAGTCAGCTATCTCAATTGCTGATTTATCTTTAGTTATGCGAGAAGCTTATGACGAAACCCGAACTGACGAAGGAACAACTTCAGACACTCCGCCTCATGTTAGCGATGTATAATCAAGGCTGGCAAGATGCATTAGTTCATTTAACTAAAGAAGCTATGCATCAAAAGAGAATATTTAAAAAGACCTATCAGGAGTTACAGGATGAGTCCTGAAGATAAAGCTACAAAGGAATGTTTTTCTCATTTTAAGCACAGTTACTACGGATGGTTAAAATGTCAACTTAAAGACAATCACACAGATGAAAACCACTATAATTATGCATGTGATGTGGACTGGCCAGTTAAAACTAACCCTGAAGAGCAGACTCTAGCTGAACTGAAAGAAGCAATCAGAGAAGCCAGAGAATGCCTCAAAGACTTTAATGAAATGAGAAAAGAGTACAACAAAATAGCAAAGAATTGGAGAGATAAGGTAGATCATCAAATAGCTCTTGAAGTAAGGGCTGGTCTTGACCACTATGAAGAAACCTTAAGTAAAGCTATGAAGGAAGCTTCAAGTAGGATCTTCGCTAAGTTTGATAGATTAGCTGCTATGATTATGGGAGAGGATAAGAAACATCTAGAATCAATTCCAGAGCTTTTGCGCAGGAAACAGCAGGGGAGTAGGTAGTGAGTATTGAAGAGCATAAAATACGTTATCAAGCAGCGGCACACGCTATGCAAACAGGTGTAGCAACTTTAATGGGACTTGATCCAAATGAAACTACACCAAAGCATCTAAGAGTAGGTGTTAATAATGCTTTAATAGGTGAAGGTGTACTAGCTAAGCTACTTTTGGATAAAGGAGTTATTACTGAAGAAGAATATTGGAAAGAATTAGCAGATATGACAGAAAAAGAAGTTGAATCCTATAAAACAGTTCTAAAAGATAGATGGCCTAACATAGCTATTAATTTGCACTGATAAGGGGAATAAGTAGTGAGAACCTTCTTTGATACAGAGTTTATTGAAAACGGAGACAGACATCCTATTATTCCTGTCTCCATTGGATTAGTTAAGGAAGATGGAGATAACTATTATGCTGAATTCAAAGGTGTAGATTGGTCTAAAGCTAACTCATGGGTTCTGGAAAACATTAAGCCTAATATAGGAAAATCTCCTGAGTTGATTAAGCCCAAAGAACAGATTGCTCAAGAAATTGTACAATTCGTGGGACCAAATCCTGAATTCTGGGCTTACTATGCAAGTTATGATTGGGTAATACTTGGTCAATTGTATGGATCTTTTGTTGAGCAGCCTCAGGATTGGCCACAGAATTGTCTAGATATCAGACAATATATGTGGCATCTTGGTGTAACAAGGGACGACATTCCTTATGATAACGAGAATGAACATAATGCACTAGCTGACGCTATCTGGAATTTTCGAGTATTCACCTGGCTTATCGAATATCATTAAGGATCTTAACAAGGATAATAAATGGGTGTAGCTACGTATGCTTCCTGGGATCCAGGAGGTTCAACTAAAAGAAGAACAACTGGTCTGTGTTACTGGGACCAGGAAGCTAACGTGCTAGACCTAAAGATAATTGGTCAGAAGGAGTTTGACTATGAGATCGAGCATATTCCTAACACAGTAAAAACATTTATTCTAGAGGAGTATGTCCCTAGACGTATCAGCCACATAGGAAATAGATTACTCACAGCACAGCTCATAGGAGATATTAAAGGTTATGCGAGACGACATGATATACAAATAGTTGAACAACCTAGTACAATACTCAGTATCGCTGCTATGTGGGCTCAAGTCAATTTAAAATCGAATAAACACTTACCAGACTACATATCAGCATACTTACACGGTTACTACTATCTGTTTAATAAAGGACTCATCAAACCTAAAGTATTAGAGGACTACAATGAGTAGGCACTTCTTAGAGGCTTATATCAACAAGACACAAGGACCTCGATTCAGGGTTATTTGTGAAGACCCTAAAAGCTGTAGAAGGCAAGAGGGGAATAGAAAAGGATGTGTCTACAGGGAGGCCTTTCTAACTGACAGTAGAACCCTCAACATGGACGGATGGCCAGATATGGAATATGTCCTCGGCTATATCGAGCTGCGTCGTCCTGCATTGACTCCAACACCTGACCTAGTGTCAAGTCCTGTGAACAAGGAAATACGTCACGGTGACGAAACTGTTCCACCTGCACAGTGATAATGCGATAACCTACCTTATGTTAAGTAACCTGGTCGGAGCCCTGGATCAGAGGGCTCCGACCCCTCCCCTAGGATGAAATAGATGCCTCACAAAATGGTGTGTTACGCGGGACAACATAGTCACGGATACACAGACTATAAGTATATTTATCCAAAAGCACTATTTGAGCCTGCTATTGCTAGGATCTTTTGTTGGACCCATAGAAAATTAAATATCTATGTATGTAAAAGGCACTTGAATTCATATTTGGATCATGCAGATGAGAATCCATCATGGGAACCTGACGGAATTGAGTGGTTATAAATGACAGAATCACCACAAAGCATTACTTGTCGTTTTTGTGGACTCACTAGCTACAATCCACAAGATGTTCTCAACAAGTATTGTGGGAATTGCCATACATTCCAGGATGGTATTAATTTTTTGATTAAAGAACAGGCTAAGGGCATAATGCAGAGTTGTCCGCATGTTAACTTTGATATTGTTGCAGTAGTTAATAGACTAGTTCAAGATGAACCAAAACAGGGAAGGATAGATAAAGCTATAGGATATACCTGTGATATTCAACTCTGCTGTGCTGATTGTAGAATGCCTTGTGTGTGGCTAGGTTTACCTGTTGGGATTGCCACAGATCGACCAGTTGTATCCTACGATCATTTAGAATTAAGGGCACCCTTTAAACCTGTTATGGACGGTAAGCATGAAGATTAAGCAACTAAGAGATTTATCTCATAAAGGTATCAACATACAAGAGTTAACTAGGTATGCAAATGCTGATGATGTCGGTATAGATTTAATAGCTTGTGAAACTCAGAGCCTCCCTGTAGATGGATACACTAGTTTTCCCACAGGAATTGCTATTGAATTTCCAGAAGCTACTTTTGGTCTAGTTTTACCGCGGTCAGGATTAGCACGGAACTGGGGACTGACTGTTCTTGGGGGTGTTATAGATAGTGGATATCGTGGAGAGGTTGTTGTAACTCTAGCTAATCTCGGTAACCGTGGAATTACATTATATGTAGGTAATCGTATTGCTCAACTAGTGATACTCCCCTACCATCGAGTTAATCTTGATTGGCTTGCGGATTATGAGTACTTCACACAGACTGAGAGAGGAGATCAAGGCCACGGTAGTACAGGAGTATAGAGATGATATGTAACTCATGTAAACTAGCAGCTGACACCAAGAATCAGCATTTACATAGGCAATGTCCAGGTAAAACATACTGCGATTGTCAACATTTAAGGGTACGAAATTATGGGACGAGGCAAACTAAGTCAGGAGACCGTCAGGAAACGGACTCTCGACAAAGCTGCTGAACTACTAGCAGCAATGGGTGTGTCAGCTGAACAAGTAGCTGATTTGCAAGCTGCCTCAAGTGAAAAACCAGCTGAAACTAGGGACGATAAGCTAAGAGAAGCTGAGAGTGTCCACATCTATTTTAGTACTAATGGAGCTGGTTTTAAAGAAAAAGAATGTAAATGGTGTCACAAAATTTTTGCATATTCATGGAATGTTGACAGTATTTCTTTTTGTTCTATAGGTTGTGCTGCTGAATCACTTAAGCAGATTGGGATAAAGTGGAGTCCTGATAAGGATCAGTCTGAACGCTGGGGTAAATATGCGCCAGCTGTGGTACCGCCAGGTGCATTAGAGATTCTAAAGGATCAATTGAACGGTTTTCAAGAAGACCTTCCTTCTGATACTGATTCGTCAGAATAGATACAAAATCAGGAGATAAACACTTTCTATCCTTCTCTGACATACCACCCCAAATTCCTTCTTCGTTATGTACAATTGCATAAGTACTGCACAGACCAATGACAGGACAGTCTGTGCAGTACTTTTTACTTAGCTTCTCTTGTAAGATACCTTCATTTCTACATTTGGCTCTCTTGGCCCATTTAAAAATACTTTCCATGAAGTAATGTTAACACACGTTAACTCAAATGTCAAATTTCTTAATTACTCTGTACTGAGTCAAACCGTAATGTATGGAGTTTTTCAGATAACCTATCAACAACATCAGTAACAAATTTCTCGTAGTCAATGTTTACTGGGATCGAAGAGACTTTGTTAACATCTTGACCGAGTACACGAATATCTGTCCAACCATCGTGAAGAGTAGAATCTCCACCTTTTTGACTAATCCAATACTGAAGACCTCCTAACTCTCCAGTGTCCTCTATATGTCGGCGTTGTACACCATTACCGACCCAAATAGTTCCATCAACCTCACGTGCTAGGATCAAGTCCTTCATTTATTGAATCCTTTACTGACACTAGAAGTTGGTGAAGGCATAGCATAGCCTCCAAGCCAAGTTACCAGAGGAGGAATAACTACTATTAAAACAAACTGCAACCAGGCTGGTATTGCTCCTAGCATAGATGCATTGGTTGTAACTTGATTGAGGATGGCTATTACAATACTAGCAGCTGCTGACCCTATTGTAGACATAGCTACTTTAATCTCTACCACTGTCATCTCCTAATTGTTGAGAAAGAATTTTAACTTGAGTCCGTAAGTACCCCACCTCTGACTGAGCGTCAGCAAGTCTGTTATTGAGTATGTTTGCTCTAGTCTCAGCTGCGTTGAGCGTTTGAGTTAAATCATAGATTTGAGTATTTGCTTTCTGCAGACTTGCTCGCAGCTCTTCTACTTCTTGTTGATAAGGTTTAAGTAATTGTATAGCTGAATCTACTATATTAATTGATGATTTAGACTGTTTATTCTTCCACCAGTCATAACCTTGAAAAAGAGCAATAAATGCAGTACCAACCCCCAAAAGTAAGACTACAGTTTCTAATTTCATGTGGATCCTTTTTTAATGTACCTTGTTATTTGAATAATCCTAATTATACAGGCAATTAAAAAAGCAATAGTTAAGAAGAACGAAGCATTAAGAAATCGAGAAGCGTGACTAATAATCACTATAGTGAATCCTAATATTATGCCTGTTAATATTGTAATTCCAATCCTCTCAATAAATATATTTCTTAGTGTACCATAGAATGCAACTACTCCCCCAACAATAAGTCCAGTGTACCATATTAACTGTATACTGTGGGGCAAAGTACTTTGAAAAGAACTAGAAAATCTATTAGGTATAAATAAACCAGATAATCCGCTAAAGATACACGCAATAAACATGAATACTTGAAATGGATTCCGTGATTCTATTAATACAAATATCTGTTGTTTGTTCATATTAATACCAGTTATGGGCTTTATGGAATGCTAAGGCAGCAGAAGGTGAGCCATATCTTCTTGCAATATACTTGGCCATAGCAAGAACTTGCTGTCGCGGATCGCTAGTTTTTCCAATACCGGTACCACCCCATGTTGAATCCAAGAATTGTCCAATACCAAAGGCTGTACTAGTTGGATTTTGAGCAGTATTTCTCCAACCAGATTCTTTCATCCCTAAAGCATACCAGGCACCTAGTTCACCTGGATTATTCCAACCAAACTGCCCAGCAACATCCTGAGCAAACTTAAAGTTAGTAGCAGGATTAGAAGGTACTCCCCCACCCCCTCCTTTAGTAAGATTTTTTCCAGGAAGAGAACCACCTGTAGTTCTAAATCCTGTGTACGGAAGTCCACCCATTAAACCAAGAGCATCAGAAGAGCTAAGCTGCTGTTGAAATGAATTTCGTGCAGAAGCAGCTCCAGTAATAGCTTGTGATGCATCTCTAATAGTTTGTAGCTGCTCATAATAACTTTGAAAATTGGAAGGCTGTACTAATTCAGCCTCAGGTGATTTAACTCTGGTAGCTGGATCCAATGATGGCGGTGGCTCTCTATTTCTTAATTTATCTAACTGTGCTGCAATAAAGTCTCCTGTCATAGGAGCCTGTTCAAAAACTTGATTTCCTTGTTGAGCTGTGTTATCTTGTTGGGTCTGAGAATAGTCCTGCACAACTTGATTTTGTGGAGTTTGGCTTTGCTTAGCAGGAAGAGAATAAAATTCTCTCTGACTCATTGTCTTTGGACGACGAGATGCTACAACACTCTGAGGTATCCCTACTGTTGGAGTAAGCATAGGTCTTAAGACAGCCACACTAACCTCCTATCTGTCCTCTAAGATATTTCATAAATGCATCTTTATCAGCTCGCTGTTGTGCTTTCAAAGGAGCTATTCTTTCATACTGACCTTGTCGAACATAAGGTCCTGTTCCTTTTATACCAGCTCCTGTCAACCAATTTATAAAAGATTCAGTACCTGCCTGACTACTACGTGCTGATCTCTTCGTTTCTCCACCAAAAGGTGTAATACCCGATATACCTTGAATCATATTATAAATAGGAATATTTTCACCAACATACTGTCCAAAAGCACCTGGTCTCGCTTCTGGTCCAGAAATAGGTTCACCAGTGAACAGTTTAGATCCAGTCATTAGTTCAATTGGAATTTTTAATGCTGGAGTCAATGAACTAGTAAGAGTTCTTCCTGGTGATTCAATCTGTGATATCAGCTGAGATAATGGATTAAGACCAACACCACCCATGACATAACCAGGTGGCATCTGATCGCTTACTCCACCTAAAAATCCTTCAGGACCAGAAATAGGTCCTACACCCTCAGCTCTAATCCATGCCGGGAACATTTGGTCTACAGGGAAGGGATCTGCTCGGCCAGGTGTGTCTATTCCCTGCATGTCTTGAATAGAGCCATAAATCTTAGATGGTATTAGAGCCTTCTGAGGATTCATCACGAGACCCTCAATAAGCAACGGAAGACTCTTACGCATCCAAGAATAGAAAGGAATAACACGTCGCAATACGGTTCGTTCAAATTCTGTTAGATCTAGACCAGAGGGATGCCATTTCCTAGCACGACGTGCTGCTTGTTCAAAAATTTGCTCTAAGTCACTCCCCCGACTCTTTTGAATCTTATCAATAAAGTGTGCCAATCGAGCATTATGGTTTTGTAATTCAGAAGCACCTCTGGCTATTTGTTGAGCACGACCACCGAGAGGCTTAAATTTAGAGTGTTCACCTAAGTCAATAATATCTTCTAGAGACTTAGCATGTTCTAATAAACCCTTCTGATGTGCAACTGCCCCAACTTGTTCGGCAGTAAATCCAACACCGCTTTTATTTTTAAATAGTACTTGTCCAGGAAGTGGTGTTTTATAAGCCTGACCTAAGATACCAGCTCGTACTAAATTATCAACATTTTCTAGTGTATCATAAGCGCCACGCATGGTACGCTGTACTTTTGCAGCTAGAACATAAGGTCGAACAGAATTAACACCATCCATCCAACCAAGATAGACATCACCAACCATGTTCCTAATGTGGTGTGCCGGCCTGTAGATCGTAACTCCAGCTTTCCACATTGAAAGAACTCTATCATAAAGTTTTACTACTGGACTTTGTGGTTTCCAACCTGGAAGAGACCAGTCTTTAACGACTCGTGGTATTTGTTTAGCAATATCTTCAGGGAAATAATAACCTTCCAAGTACGGATAACCCTCTATTTTAGTTTTAAATGCTTTACCGGGACTTTTTACTCCAAACCTCTCCCCTATCTCATCAAAAAGAGCCTTTTCACGAGTTGCTTGCTCTATCGCCTGCTGAAGTTTAAACATAAAGATCTTAGGGTCTTCTTTAACCTCAGCAACTTTCCAACTCTTCAGCCAATCCGTTCCTTTAGAAAAGTCTACTGATTGACCAGTGATAGCCTTGGCTGCTCTATTAGTAAAGTAGAATCCTACCTTATAATGAGCCATCCATTTATTCAGTAAATCCATGTTAACAGCTGAACGAGTCAGAACAGAATGTCCAGCTACTTGACCAGTTAAGTTATCCATTAACCTGACAACTTGAGTCGCTAATTGCTCTGTCTCAGGAGTACTAGCAGCACCAAGTCCTTGGGCTAGTCTCATAGCTTCGTGTCTTTGATCCACAGTAAAAGGATCAAATAAGTTATCTAATGCATGCCCACGAGCAGTTGCAGTAGCAAAAGCAGAACCGATATTATTCAAAGAGATAGGTCGTAAGTCATTCTGTCCCCACCATGTAGCGACACGACCCATCAGAAATTCCATAGCTTTATTATCAGAAACAGCCCATTGAGGAATCTTACCGAGGTTTTGTTCTAGTGCACGCGTTACGACTCCGTTTAACTCTGGACTAGACTTCCCTCGTGCAATGATATCATTAAGAATAGCTTTCTTTTGTTCAATAGCTACTTGAGCAGGAGATTTACCAGTTTTTAAAGTATAGTCAATAAGTTTATCTGTGGCTTTAATACTTGCGGGACTGAGACTAGCACTTCGAGCTGTTGCTGTACCTATTTGTTTAATAACTTTATCAAACTGTTCAATGAATCCATCAGAAACTAATTTACTGGACTTAGTAATATCATGAGCTTCCTGAATCTTATCTACAATTAGTTTAACAGATTTTGTTTCGTCAATTGCTCCAGCAGCTCGTAATGCTTGAATAGCCTGCCATGTTGAACTACCTTGCTTAATCTCATTACCAAATTCATTGAGTACCTCCTGTGCCTTCCGGGACCCTCCCACCTGGTCGATGACGTCGGAGAGACGCACGTTCTCGCCTGTACCGATGCGTGGGACGAGTCCTTTGGCCTCCAAGCCCTTCTCAGCGGCCCTATAAATCTTGTAAGCATCAGATAAAATTCTGGGCTTATTTACTGCTGCATTAGGCTTTTTAAATCTCTTACTAGCTTGTGTGATAGATTGATAGAATAGTTTTACCTGTTGCCGCGCATTAAGAGACTCAGGATATAATTGATTTAATTTAGCAGTAGACTTAGTATTATCCCATTGAGCAACTAACTCTGAAGCTAATTTAGTCTCTCGTGGTCCAATTTTAGATTGTGGTCGTGGGGCTACTCGAAGAAAAGCTTCAGGGTCTCCATTTACTGCTTTTTGAACAATTTGTTCAGCTTTATCTAAGGCAGAACTAGCTCGTGCACCTTTAAGTGAAAAGTTAGGATATTTAAGAGGTATCTGACCTTTAGTCGCTGTTTGAGTAACAGTGGATTTGACCTGAGGTTCTACGGGAGTCTTCTCTATAGGAGATCTACCAGGAAGATTCTTTGGTACACCTTCTAATGGTAATTCCAATTGACCAGGAAGTACATCACTTAATCTAGAAATTGTACGAGGGTCTACAGGGAAGTTAGGCCCTAATACATCTCTAGTAACATTAGGGACAGAAGAAGTAGAAGACGCGATTGGGCGTCGTAGAGCTTCTGGTATTTGTGAAGTAGCTTTTGGAAGACCGAAGGCTTCAGGGTAAATAGGTTCACCATGAGTAAGGAGTTTCTGTGCTAGGGTTTTATCATGAGCAACTTCAGTTGCAGCTCTCGTGATCTTTTCACCGACGCCTATTGCTTTAGCAGCCTTAGTAGCACCTTTAGCAATAGCACCTCCAGGAATATAAGTTGTAGGATCAAGACCAATGTCTAACAGTAGTCCAACAGAACCTTGAATACGAGGATCTTTAACTCCATAGTCTTTTAATACATCAGAGAATGTTGTCTTTTTAGTCCCAGCCAGCCCTTCTAATACACCTCTGGGACTCATCGTTCGGACACCTTCAGCTACTGCGTAATTAGGTCGAGAGAGAATATCAAAGATTCGACCCATGAGAGATGGCGAGTTACCGCCATTAGATTCAGTACCTGGACCTAAAGGTAAGTCTGATGAAGCATTTAGCAGAATAAATTTAGCCACATCAAGAGATCGAGGTCCCTTTAGTGGTCCACTAAAATACTTTAACAGAGTTTCCTCAGGAGTAGGCACTATCTTCTCCCAAAGTATTCTAATGCAACAGTACGAAGAACATTCAAATCAGCACCACTGAGTCCTGCCTTCTTTCCTGCGTCAACAATTCTACTTGCCATCTGTTCCTTAGAAGCAGCTTGGCCGAATACATTGGTTCCATTAAGAATTTGTGGATCAGAACTAATAGCTGTCATAAAGACATCTTGAACATTCTGTGCTCTATTCTGATCTAGTCCCAGTCCCATTGCTCGACCAGCTACATCAGCAGGAGATTTTACTTGACCGACCTGTCCAGTTGTTTTATCTTTATCTAGTGCTCTACCCAATTGAATCATTGAAATATAATTCTCAAAATCTCTCTGTGCATTTTGCACTGCGGATTGTTGAGAATCAGACTGTAACTGACCCAGAAGAGACTGATAAGTATTACTCTTGGCAACTTGCTGTGCACCAATCTGACTGGAATATTGTCCAAGTAAATCTTCTAATTGAGCCATCAAATCAGCTTGTTTACTCGTTCCTTCAGACCGAGCAATTTGAGAGCCCTGATTAGTAAAGTTAACTGCTCCTCTTTCTTCTTTACCCAGAGCAGTCTGTTCCGTCGCAGCATTTTGTGCGGCAAGTTGTGTAAAATAATCCTTATCTCTTTGCTGCGCCGCTAATGCTTCTGGGGCAGCAGCCTGAATATTCAATCTATCCATCATTTGCTGCTGTTCATTTGAGGACTGATTATATTGGTTCTGAGTTTGCTGTTGAAGTTGGTCATACATCTGTTGAGACTGTGCTTTATCTTCAGAATACATTTGCTGGATACCAGGGACATCACCCTGTAGACTAGCAGAAAGTCCACTATACATTCTACCTAGTTCATCTTTATTACGAGCTGCTCGTGTTTGTGCTGATCCCATCTGTGATTCTAGCTGTGCAATAACTGGGTCGTACTGAGCAGCTGCTTGATCTCTCGCCATCTGTTCTAGACTTCCAGGGTCAGTCATATAACGACTAGGATCTTGGAGTTGTTGTAATTGAGCAAGAATATCAGCAGTGGTAGGAGGAGCGTTGAGTCGTTCCAGTAAACTATTAACACGAGTTCTTACTAAGTTCTGCTGAGCATTATGAAATCTATTAGAGTCAGTAGGATTAAAGTGACCATAGACTCGTGTAGGATCAGGATTAAGCTGCTGTTTAGTATAGTCTGTAAGAATATCAAAGGGATTGCGATTACTCCCTTTACCTAAATATCTTCTTATAGGGTTAGGAGTACCAGAGATTTGTCTAGGTTGTCCAATTTGATCAAACAAATTACCAAGATTATCCCAGAATCCCATGACTAAATCCCATACTGTTCTGCCCTACGACGGATTGCTTCTTCTCTAGCCCGTTGCTGTTCTAGAGAATTCTGTGACTCATACTGTCCCTGCTCTTGTAACAAGAGCTGTAAAGCTTGCTGTTGCTGTCTATTAAGATCAGACATTCTATTGCCAAACTCTGTATTATAATCACCAACAGCACCAGCATAAACGCCAGATTTAAGAAGACCACGAGAGGCATAATCTTCTTGTAGAGACTGTAAGTCTTGAACCTTTTGATCATTAAGAGCTTTCTGAGACACTCCGTATTCTGTATCTAATGTTCCTCTTCGACGTCCAACATCAGCTTGAAAATCACCAAGAGCTTTTGAAAGCTGTCTTAACTGATCCTGATAACCACTATCTCCACCAAGATAAGCATTGATATCATTCATATTTCCAGGACCAGCAGCAGGAACAGCCGGAGTAGCACCGTATTGTCCTGTACCATTTGCTTTAACAGTGGGGCGTCCTGTGTATCTAACAGCAGTACTATTCCTCAGTTTATTTTGAGCTGCTGTTCGATATGTAGCTCCTACTGCTTTTGCTGAGGCTACAGCTCGACTTAATGCTGCATTACGACTTGCATTTGGACTGTTGGGCATTTCTAACCTGCCTTAAACTCAGACTATACGCATTGCGTCAGAGGAAGCATACTTAGCATTTTGATCTGCCTGCATTCTTTTAAGAATAGCATTACGTCTAGCCTTAGTTTTAGCATCTCGTTCATAATAACCAAGTTTATCTACAGGGCCTATAGTAGGAAACATACGACCTCCACCATAAATCTTATCCCCTACTGAGTAAGGTGCAACCCCACTCAGAGACCTTGGTGAATAGGCCATAGTTACCGCCTTAGTTTACAGCCTTTGTTACCACAGCTTTAGTTTCAGTAACAATAGTCATTGTGAATATTCGAGCAGGTCCTTCAGTTGTAGATCCATTCGTTTCTAGCTGTACTCTAAAATTAATCTGTCTGTATCGAAGAGACTTTTCAAATTTAGCAAATCTACGCGCTAATCCACCTTGTCCTACTATTGTAGTAACCACTGTCAAGGGTGTCGTTAAGACCTGGCCCCATTTATTACCAGAGAGTTGACCCCATCTAGTAGTAGTAAGCTGTCCCCAGCGTACACTAAATGTTAGAATAATAGGAGTTGCTGTGCCAATAATATCATTAGGAGTTGAAACATCAACACCCCACCACCATAGCCTCTTAAATTGATGAGACACAGCCATGTCAAAGTTTTTAGTTGTTGTTGAACAGTTAATGGTATAACTAGTCTGTACTAAATCAATAAGACGATAATCGTCAAATGTAAAAGTAAAGGGAAGGACGTTAGTGTTGCCTGTTGTCAGAAGAGTCCGTATTCCTACTTCTCCACTGACAATGATATCTGTATCTGTTGCAACAGCTTGCCAAGCAGTAGGTTCAGGACTAGAAGCAAGCCATGCTCGTACTTGTAATTGCGATCCTTGAACCCTGAACCGCAATCCATACTTGGTATTGGCAAGATGTGTGAGCCCAGTTGTTACTGTAATAATATTTGTCACTACTCCAGCAATAGATTTAGTTATTCTAACGTCCATTGTCAAAGTAGTATTAAATATTAAACGAGCACTATAGTGTGTATTTGTTCCTAGATTTCTTCTAGCAGTAATATCTGCAAACACATTGGAACCTAGTGCTACAGCACCAGTCTTAACAAAAATCCTTTGATCAGAATCAAGATAATTACCGTAGTGTGTCTCATGAAATGTGTTAACAGCAGTGTGAACTTGAGTACCTTCTGTACCTGTTTTTGCATAGTCAGAAGCAGCACCGCCATTAATTGTCCATGCTGTGCCTTGGTCAGTATTTCCCCACCCATTAGAAGTAACTTCATTAAAATCATCTGATTGAGTGACAACAGTGTTAAAGGCTCTTTCCCGATCTGCTGATGTGTGTTGACTAAGAAGTTTAATAACACTACGCTTCTCTAAAATGCTAGATCCAGCATAATATTCGTTTCCAGTATCAGGACGAATAGTAAAGATAGGACCAAAGAATTGAAGATTTTCCGAGTTAGATTCCCACTCAGACCATGTCCTTGTTCTCAAACCATAGATGTAGACCTTCCTGTAGAATCTACAAAAAAGTCTATCTTCTAAAATTGAAAGAAAAATTTTTTCTGGAGCAAAGGCAGAAGGTATTGTCTCATCTCTCACAAAAGGAACTTTAGTATTTAATCTATTGAAATCAAAATTAATGATTTCATAGACCCATCCTCCGTGAAACACATAAACCTGGTTCTCATAGTTAGCTACACAAAACTGACCGTCCGTTCCAATTGTACTAGAGATTTTACGGACAGTCGCATCGGCTGGTCTAATATCATAACTCAACACATACGTCGACTGATCTTTGAACAGAAGCAAGTTATCCTGGAAAATAGTCAAGTCAATTAGTTTTGTACCGTCACCCTGACCAATATCAATAAAATTGATCCCAGGCCATGAATCCAGGTTACCAGGATCAGAGAAAGTTAAACGACTGGTATTGTTGAGAGAATTAGTACCTGGACAAACGAATAGCCTCTCTTTGTGCACTACAGCAGCCTGCCCTTTAGGCATTGCAGCTACTGCTACAAAGCCACCTGAAGGATCCCATTTACCACCAGGATTAACAGAACTAGGATGGGCTACCAAGTATACTTTGTCAGCATATTGTGCCGCTGCTGCTGCTTGAAAAGTACTAGTGATAAGAGTCCAAGAACCGTTTAAGTAATAGTATACACCACTGATATTAGAGCCAATTAAATAGTGATTACCACTAAAGATACCTTCACCAATACACACAATACGTTCAGACCAGTCAATATGACCCTGTAACTCTTGAACAGGGGTACGAGAGATCAGAGAACCATCGATGTCAAGTTCAAAATTGGTCAGCTCAATAAGCTCCGCATCTGCAATTGCAGTCGGATCACTTGCTGTATTAAGACCACCTGTAAATGGCCCTAGTCTCAGAGGCTGACCACCTGCCATTATAAATCCTCATTGTTAATCGTAATCATGGGATAAAACTCCTGTACCTTCCACTCATCTTTACCACGAAGTAGATTCAGCTCTCTATCAAATTCTTGAGCTTTATTTCCCACAGCATCCCAGTCTTCGTCTACTTCATAAGCTTGCTGTAAACAGAATTTAATAATAGTATCGTGGTATAACTCCGGAAGTTCCGGAATATCTAGTGCTGAAGAAACTACAACAGGTTTTCTATTATAGTAAATTTTAAATGCTGAAACTATAACAGTATTAGGGATTGGAAATACAAGAATTTGATTATCGTATATAGTGTAACAGAAAGGTGACCCTGTATCGACTGCTCCATCCCATCCATCTATTTTTTCATTAAATTCTGCTAAAGAGTATCCTTTTAGTCTAAAGTAAGCTGAAGTAGTAGCATTCCTATATTGAATACCACGCAACTTTAATAAGTCTACAGGGAGACTGTAACCTTGTTGACTTATTACTGAGTTGGTTACTGCTGTTTCTTCTAATAGAGATTCATTCTGTAAAACAATCTGTTTTTGAGCTGAGTTAATCCATCGCAAAATGTCAGTATCTGTTACTTGGACGCCAGATTCATCACCAAACTGACGTTTAATGTATGTCTGAATCTCACCAACGTTCATAGGTTTTTCTTCTCTTTAACAGTACCTATTTCACGACGCTGATCATCGAGGACTTTACCTTTAAAGCGATACCGATTCAAGGGAGACTGTTTTAAGGCTTGAGCTTCGTCAGCAGCCTCCTCCATCCTAATAAGAAATTCCTTTTGCTGGAATAACTTGTAGGCAGCTTCATAAGACTCTAGTTTAGAAAGGACTGAGCCGGTTTTGTTATCAACATTAATTACATGAGCAAGCAAATGTTCAGGTACGTCTAATTCACTGGCATAGACGACAGGAGTACTAGAACGGGTGTCTATAACTACGTACGGCTTTTTATCCTCGCGTGTACGTTTATCAGGAGGGATCCAGCGCAACTCTAGGTATGGATCATAGTCATGTAGTATCTCTGCTAGAGTGGCAAATTTAGATGAAATCCATCCGTCAATATTGTTACTATCTGGTATGTAAACACCCATTCTATTCCCCTAACTGCTATAGGTGGACGATAGCAGTTACTTGGAAGGCATCATGTCTACTGTAACATTGGTACCACCAGTAAATGTAGCTACGTTAGCACGTACATATCGACACGGTTTATCAACTACAAAGGTTGGTCCAGCTACCAAGGTATTGTCTGTGCCTAACTGAAACCAATCAGTACCATTGAGAGAACCTTCATAGTTAACCACTAAAGCTGAGAACACTCCTACAATCAACTTATTAAATGTAAACGTTACATATGTTTCATACAGATTATAAGTGTTCCCAGCTCCTGTCCCAATAGCAGCATTCAATAACCGAGTAGGGTCTTGGATAGGCATTATTTAGTCGACTTACTTGTAGTCTTAGCGGATTTTTCCTCCTCCACCGGAGGATTAGGAAACATTTCATTAATTCTCTTAAGAACAGGATCAGGATGATCAGGTGTACTGTCATCGTCAGTTTCACTGAGTACACCCATAGGAACTGTTCTTCCAAGGGCACGGTTGGGATTTACTGAATTCTCTGTATCAGTAAACTCAACAGTTCTATTATACGTGCCTTTCATATACGCGACAAACTGTTCCTCAGTTAAAAGATCAGGGACTCTGTATAACCCAGGAGTAACGTGGTAACCACCAGGTGCACCCATGATTTATGCCTCCTGAATATCGTCAAGAAGTGCATGTGAATTACGTCTATGTGTACCTAATTGACAGTACTTGTACATAGTAGCTTGATAGGCATCGAAGTTACCAGCAGAAGTAATCTTACGTTGCCACTTAGAACCATCTCTATCCATAAAGGACCAGTCGCCTTCTTGATATTGTTTAATCTCACCTTCGTTGACATAATAAAGACGGTTAGCCTGACAATCCCAGTCAGCAACTAATGGAATGTCTCCTGCATCAGTTGTAAAAGCAAGACCCTTGAATCCGCCTTTAAACTCAACAGTGTTTGTATAACGTCTCTGCTGCTGTAATAATGCAGCATAAGCTCTACGGACACCCATAGTAGTAAAGATGACTGTAGTTTTACCACCGTTCTTACGAACATCATCGGCAACTTTAGTCATAATACCTTCGGACAAGGCACGAACAGTACCACCATTATTATTATTTACCGACTGCCACAAAGCAACTGTAGCAGGGTTAATATTGTACAAGGTGTTACCAGTATTAATGATATCCTTAAAACCAATAGTTTCTAGGTTTCTTGAACCGAATCTATGCAGAGTGTCGCCAGTAGCGGTAGCAGCACCAGCAGCAGGTGTAAATGTCACTGTAGTATTACCACCCGCAGAAACAAGAGTAGTAATAGTAAACGGTGCGTTAGCCATGAGACCAGCGGCAGAAGTATCAAAGATATCAAGAACCATACCTACTTCAAGATACTGTGCCTGAGCATCAGTACATACAAAAGTAGTAGTAGAACCTGCACCGTTAGCAGTTGCCAGAATTCCAGCAGCTGTACCATAAGTCTGCCGGTTCATATCTTTAGCAAGAGTCTGGCGAAGACCAGTCATCTCCTGTTCCATGGCAGACGTAAACGCTTGAAAATTTTTGTCTGCCAGTTCCATTGTTTGACCAGTTAACTCAACCGCACCATAGAGATATGTCAAACTAACGCGCGCTGCTGCATACTGCTGACTCTGTGCAACAGGAAGAACTGTATTCTCTGCACGAGCACCGATACCATGGTTTCGCTGTGTTCTAATAGGGAACACTACATACTTACCGCCAACTTCTGAAGTGACACCCTCCGAAGTAGATTCGATTCTACTCAAAGTAATAGTATCAGACTGAAGTTGATCCCTTAATCTAGGCTCATAGACTTCCTTAAGTAAAGCATCAACTGTCGCAAGTGTAGTAGTAGCCATTGGACCTCACCGTCGTCTCTCCGCTGCGGCATGCTCTAAAAATTGAACAACAAGATTCCTTGTATCTTTGTCACTCAATTTACGAACATCAGTATTATTAAACTGAGGAACTCCGCCACCAGTACCCATAATCAGAGGCTTCTGACCATGCTTATCAAGCATTCCATCTCTAAATTCATAGAATGCTTTTACAGCATCTTCAGCAGGCATACCATTAGACATATAAGCTAGTACAAATTTCTCATCAAAATCACCTTGAGACTTGTACTTTTCACGCATCTGTGACAGCTCTTGGTCTAATTGTGCTTCTGCCTGTGCCTGTAGCTCGTTCTGCCTATTTTGAACTAGAGCTTGAGCCATGATTTGACTCTGTCGTTCAAGTTCACTGAATCTGGAAGCGTATGGATCCTCTGTTGTATTGTTCGACGGTCCGTCTTGGCCCTGCCCGCTACCACCAGTGTTATCTGAACCGTTATTAAGTTTATAGAAGTTACCAATTGCTTCGTAGACAGTTGCTGGATCCTGCTCAATTGCTCCTAAAAGCCTTAGAGCAAAACTAGCAGTTTCTGCATCAACTCCTGCATCAACAATTGGCTTCCATGATTCATACTGTTGGTATTGCTGGTGTACCTGATTGAACCTATTCTGTACCCCTTGATCCCACTTTTGAAAAGCTGGAATAACTTTGTCATGCAACTCCTGGGGAACTTCATTTAAGTACTCTTGCCAAGAAGGATTAACTCCTCCTGAAGAGCCACCAGCGTCAGTTCCCTGTTGTCCCGTGACACCATTACCAGTGTTGCCACCAGCATAACCGCCACTGTCAATACCACCGTCAATAGGTCCACTCATTGTAAATCAACTTCTTTCTGCTGTACCTTTTCACAGGCCCTGGCAACTAGTCTAAATACTATTTAAAGGGATCTTCTGGTTGGGCGATACTACGAACCAATGCAGAAAAGCCTTCTTGAAAGTGTGTTTTAGCAATGCTAAGCCATCTCTTATCTATATCTTCTACATCAGCAGTAGCTAACCACACACTAGCTACATACATTTCAGTTCTCTTAATCTCATTAATGATATCCTGCTCATCTCTAGTAAGTTGTCGATAACCTTGAATATTAACTTTTACTTCAGCCACTAGTATCCAACTTTCTTGCGGGCTGTCACAATGGCATCTTCTGTAGTACTAGATAAATTCTGATCAGTCATAGGAGGATATTTATTCTTCATTCTTCTCTTTACTGCACTGTTAAGACGTTCAGATACGTTCTTTTTTGTATCCTGTACTTCTTTGCCTAGTCTATTTTCGATAGCCTTGGTCCTGTAAGCGGAGCTGTCACTAGTGTTATTACTATTAGTGTCACCCACACCACTATAGCCAGGATTATTAGAACTAACTACTGGTCGGCCAATTTTCTTAGCACGAGCTACATAGATTTTAGCCATCTTAGGATTTTGATTAGCCATATTAATTAGCTCGTCGAATGACTTAAAAGCCATCTCCCCTCCTAGAATTTAATAAGCATGATCCATGAGTTAGTAAGCAAGTTAGTTGGTGTTGCGTTAGCCGCTGCTTGAGCCCAACGAAGGGTTAAAGTACCAGCTACACCGGCAGTAGAAACAATACCGGATGGTCGTAAAGTCATACCATTACCAGCGTTAGTTCCATGATTTCGTGTACCAGCTGCCGCTTCAACAATAACGTCATAATCAGTTAATGCACCAACACCAACTCCACGAACACCAGCACTAGACCAGTCAACTGCAAAACCTGCTGGTCCAGTCCAGTCAAATTTAATACCGCCTGCTGGATCCGCTGGCCCTGTATACTTAAGCCAAGAAAGAAGAATATAAAAACTATTAGCAATTACAGGAAGGAATAAGTGGTTATCAGGTACTAATACTACACTATTTGTCACAGCTTGGTCAGCTGTTTTTCTAATTTTCAGTATTGTAGCAATATTATCGGATACAGCTTTTAGAGACGTATCGATAGTATCCATATTTCCATTAATATCGGTGACAACATTAACAAAGTCACCTGTCACAGGATCAGGATCAGGTTTAAATAAACCATAGTTAGGAGTTGTTGTTCCCATTACTACCTGTTCCTTGTGTTCCCTGTGTTTGCTGCATTTCTTGAGACGGTCGCCAACCAGTCTTTCTCAAGGTACCGTAGATATAAGCATTTGCACGCTTACCGTGTAGTCTCTTTTTAATCGCCTCTTGTCTCAGCTGCTTTTCTAATTTCTCAGGCATCAGATAATACCTCCTGGATCATCTTTTTGCCTCAAAGCAAAAACTTTATCATTTTCTGTCATCTGATCTAGCTGTGCCTGAGTATAACCTCCAGCTGCCAATAATCTAGTTTCTAAGTTAAGTTGACTAACTAAATCAGAAACACCTACCTGTCGAGCAACATCACCTGAAGCAGTTGCACCAGTAGCGGCAGGAGTAAAGGTAACTGTAGTTGAAGCACCTACAGCAATATTCGACACAGTAAACACAGTTTCCTGCTTTAGTACTCCAGCAGAAGTAAACAGTCTAAACTTTTCTCCACGACGAATCACATTAGTATCATCGGTATTGGGGACAGCATTAGCACCAACGATAGTAGTCGTTGTCCCTGCTCCATTCGCGGTAAATAAGGCAACTCCACGAGTAGTACGAGTATTAAAATCAGGAGTTAATGAAGTCCGTCTTTTATCCACAAATCCTAATGCTACTGAATTACCAATCTGATGAGATGGCATTTTAGGGTGCCCCTCCTGATAGTTGCGGCATAGGTTCAGGCCCTGGGTTACTTTGAGTTTGGTCCTGAATCTGTTGTTGTCCTCCACTACCTCCGCCATCCATCATAGGATCAGGAGGCAAGCCCGCTGCATCTCGTGGGTTCATAGATTCTGTTTCAATACCCAAAGCAGCAACGTGTTGTTGTACATGAGCCTCAAATAAAGCTTTTACCTCCTTAGGAAGTACTTCAAACGCCTGACTTTTACGATAGTTATTATGATGCATTACATGTAATTTATGATTATCCCATGTATTAACTGGAATAATTAATGGAGGCATTGCTCCGTCAAAAGCATTTGGGTTAGCTTGCATCATCTGCATATTAAGTTGATTCTGTTGTTGAAGCATAGCAACGTCGACTTTACTCATACGTAGATTTTCGCGCTGAATTTGTCGCTGATCTACTTGAATCTGCTCATAAAGTTTATTAATTCCACCCATGTCCATTACTTCAAGACCCTGTTGAGGATCAATAAATCCCATCTTCATAAGATCCATGATAAGCGCTTGCTTAGCAGCTTTACTGACAGGTAAAGCACTTCCAGCCTCAACTCTAATGTCTAAAGCATTGTCTAGATCAGAGCCTTTCATAGCAAGAGTATCAAAAGAGCCTTCAGGTCCAGTTACACGAATCATGCGTTCTGTAGACCAGAACTGATTAACATAACTTAAAGCCATTTGAGCTGTCTTTTCTATACCTTCTTCAAGAGAATCAAATGTAGGACTTAGCTTAGATTCATCACGTTCCTGTAGAAATGAAATAGCCGTCGCTGCTGTCACACCTGGAGGAACCTGGCCATGTGTTACCTCATGCTGACCAGAAATATCATTCCAATCAGCCTGAATTCTATCCAATTCTTGAATCACATAAGCAGGAAGTGCTTGCAGTGGCAAAGGAGTAGGAGGCTCAAATCCAGGAGTAAATTCAATAACTTGACCTGGTTCAGTAGTCATCTTTGATGGATCAACTGAACCTCGTGGTGCAACTAACTGTGGCTTGGCCATTCTATTCTTGGCCTCAATAATTTGACCACGAGTCCTGTTATATTCTTTCTGTAATGGAATAAGATCTTCAATAACAGAAGATGAATAAAACTTACCACCAGGAATGTGGTCAAATTTAGCAAACGGGAACTTACCGTGCTTATACGGCCAACCCTGGAAGCCTTGAACAATTTGATCACCTACCATTGTCAAAAACGCACCCTGAGGGAACATTGGAACAGCACCAGGTTTAATCCATACTTCTAATACCATGACACTGTGTTGCTTATCAAGCTCCTGAGTACCAATTAAATTAAGAAAACTCTCTTCAAGAATTCTTGTTGCATCCTGAGAATTTGGGTTGATGTCTCTACCATCAATAGCCTTTTTAAATCTCATCTGAACGTACTCAGGAGACCGTACCTGAGCATGAATTAAATAAGGTTGACTCTCAATATTACTTTCTAGTAAATCAGGACAGAAGATATGAAAAGGAGTCTCATGTTGGAATATCACATCACCCTGAGGTGCTTGACTCATTGGATCTACAGGGCCGACACTGTAATCCCAGTAAGTTTTAATATACCCATTACCACAGATCAACGTCCACCACAAAGCATCACGAATTGTCTTCTTTATCTTTTTATCGGTGTAGAAATTTTCCCAAATCTGTTCACCAGCCATTGCAGCATACATATCACGATCTTCAGCTGACGCAGGAACAATACTAGCATTAGGTTTATTATTGGTCAGCTGAGCAAGTTCTGTTCTAATAGTAGGTCTAATTTTATTAATAACAGGACGGACACGCCAGTAAGGAGCTGGAGGTACCCAAAATCGAGTTGTAGTAGCTATACCAGGTGTATTACTGTTAATCGGTACAATATTTTGTTTACCAAAATACATGGCAAGATTAAGATACCACTGCCTCTCAGTTGTTACACGAGCATTCTTAATTTTCGCGAACTGTTCTTTAGTCCACGAACAAATCTTATTATATTCTTCTCGTGCAGCTCTTGACGATGAAAGGTCAATAACCTCAGTCTCACCACTATTATCAGCCATTTATTTACCTTCTTCAGGTCCTGGTACTTTATAGCCAAAGTCTTGAAGCATCCCAGTCAATTCTTCATCAGCATAGTAAATCTCATCACCTAGACCTTGATTAGATGCAAAATTTCTTAATCTTTCTACTACTGCTTGGTCGTGTTGAGAATAGTAAGGAGTCTCAGAGTTCGAATTTGTCTGTCGCAGTGCTGTCATTGTTGTGTACGCCTGTAGGTCCTGACTCATGAGTCGATCGAGAAGATTTTGATTTAGTTGAAGAAGTTTTTCTATTAGCTGACTTGGCGACTTCTGAGACTTGTGGTACAGGAACCACCACATCAGGTTGCTGAGTACTATCAAGCCCAACAATGTCGAGATCACGAATATGTTGAATAACACCAGCAACCTCCTCATACTTATTTTTAATAGAATCTAACTCAGCCTGAGCCTTTGTCAACTTAAGTAAAGCAACATCAAGTTTATCTGCTGGCACGTACTCTAAAAGTGCAAGAGTCTGACTGATACAATTCTCACAAAAGTACACTGAACCATAAAAATCAATATCAAATCCAAAGTCAATGAACTTAGAATTTTGATCTCCTGGTGTACAACAAATAACACACTGACCAGGAGCACACGGGGGAGTACCCTTAATTACTCTAATCTTGTCTAGACTAACGTCAGTCATTACCAAATCCCTCCCATATGCTCATCAATATGATACCACTCTGTATTATTCTGATTCTGACCTGCTTTAGCTAAACTAGCACTCAATCCCCGATCATAATAGTACGGACCTACAGGGGGTGTTACTGGTGCTAAAGCACTCTGTACAATCTCATTGGCTGTTTGAGTCTTCTCCTTAGGAGAACCCTCAGGAATGTACAAGTCAGGTAAAAGGCTAAAGAAGTATCGAGCTGAGTCAGGTGCATGGTCATCTTTCTTATGAATTTCTTCACGAGGATTATTATCGTGGCGTTTCTTAGCGTTCTCATAAACTTTCCATCTAACCCGCTGAAGCTCTCTGATAAGATTAGGACAGCTCTCCGTGATAAACCACTTCTTATTCTCCAGATAGCGATTCATCTTATCTACACCAATAGTGACATTATTATTACCTAAAACAATCGGAATACCCGCGCGAGAATACGTAATTTGTACAGAATCGCCTGTCTGGGCATTCCTTTGTGAGATAGCAGGGTCACCGACATAAATCTGAGGAGCCTGCCGTCCTTCAAACGCATTTCGTTCATGTATTTCCCTCGCAAATTGATTAATGAGCGTTTCATTTTTATAAATTTCGTCATACGTTATCACTAAACCATTAGGTGATGCTGCATGCCACAACCACGCTGTAGGATTGTTGAGACCATGATCCATACTAGCGTAGTGCGTCCAACCTCTTATTTTAATAAGTTGTTCAGGGCTGAGAGGTGGGATAACATTCTCTCTACTAAACTTACCAAAAACCAATCCACCAATTTGAACAAACTTGCCGCCTTGCCGAGCCTTCTTTTCATTTTCATCAAGGTCAGCAATAACAAGCTCAAGCTCTGATGTAGAAATATAAGGATTCTCAGCGGAATCAATCACAACTACTCTGATGTTACCGCCAGGTGCAAGCCCCACCAAGTAAACATCATCATAAACCCATGTCATACCATTTACTGGTGTCATGGTAATATACCAACAGCCACCAGTGTCAACGAGACGCATTCTACATTCATTAAATATAGCTTTCGGTGGCTCTTCGTCAAAATGAGTCCAGTGTCGTGAGGTACCAGCAAATTTCTCCACAGACTGATCATAGGACATTAATTCACATGTCGAACCATTAGAGAGTGTCAACGTCCTGAGTTGTTTATTGTAGGAGTCTTCCCACGATCCATTAATGAGATCACTAGGAGGAATCCACTTTGCCAACTCAGGTATAATAATCAGCTGTATACCTTCTAGATATGACACCGTTACTATACGACCTTTAGTTGGTGGGGGAGGAACAGCTTGATAGGGATGCTGGCCTCTCATTCTAAATACGTTCTCAACTACTCCACCAACAGTTTTACCAGATCGGTTACCTCCAATATAGAGTCTCCCTTTCTCGACTGCCGAGTGAAATTCCACTTGCTTTTCATGCGGAATATAACCATGTATAGAGGGCCTACTGACGATCCTTGTCAACCCGTCCGCAAAAAAGTTGACCATGTCACCGTGAGACATCTCTTTCTTACGAGGCATGTCATGTAGTGGTGTCTGTGAAGTCAATAACACTCTTGAGCATGTTAATTAGATTAGTGAGCGCCACGTTACCACCTTTTGCTCCAGTCACAACTAAACTAAGTCCCTGTCCGATCTTTCTAGATGACGTGCCATCATGAACATGATCTCCCGTCGATGCCTGATTATGCTTGATACCTAAAGTGTGATGCTGTGATAAAACAGATGAATCCACATCACTCCGTGCATGAAACTCATTAACCTGTCTAGGTGATGGTGTAGCAGGCTTAGCATCCTGTTTGATAAGACCAAACGGATCTCCGGGTATAACTGTTTCATTGAGCGGTTGTTCTGGATTAGTCATTTAAGTAGCCCTTCTCCATTCAAATTTGAAGTACCTTAGGTTCTGCTGGTGTTCCACCTTGTAGAACTTTTTCAAAATCTGCTGAAATCGCTCTAAGAGTATTTGGATCTTTGACATGAATTTGTATAACCTCCAGAATCTTAGCAAGGATTAATTTAATATTAGCTAGTTCAGTAGATTGAGGAGTGTATCGACCAGTTACCTCAAGATAAAATTTAACAGCATCGACATTACCTTTTTCAACAGACTGAAGTAGCCCTCGTTGAGCTACATCTAATGAGTCATTAAAGTTAACAGCACACAGGTCCTGTAAATATTCCTTGAAATGCTTGTCGCGCATCCAACCATGCCACTTGGTCCAGGACACTCCAATGGACCTCAGTTTAGCGGTAGGGGAGCGTCCATCCCTAAAGTTGGCCATTAAAGCTATCCCAGCTAACTGCTCGTTAGTCAAGACAGAGTCAACACTTGGTAACTTAATTCCTCTATTATCTAATGAAGCCAAAAATACTTCATTCTTTAATGATTGATCAAGATTAAAATCAGGAAACAAATTCTTCAACTGGTCTACAGGGGGGAATTGATGTCTCCTCAACCACCATTCCTCAATCCAATTCACTACCTTCAACTCTAAAACACTTAGTGCCATGAGACCTCCCGAACTTCTATCGTATTGGAAGAGGTCAAGGGGTCTTTGAATCTAGTTATTGAGACTGGTACCAAAAATATTTCGGATAGGTACCATGTCCCAAACTATCTGGCCGGAAAACCTGGACAACATGATCTTGAGTCACAGTTAGTTATTCACCAACGTCCACAGTAGACCAGAAAATAACTAATCCAATGTAGACATCCAAGTAGGACAGTCCTTTGTGTATACACTGTGTCTGGTCTATTAGGACTAAAGACTGTAAGGTTAACGAACGTTCACGTCTAGTTAAACCAACTAGCCTAGTTTAAACCAACACCTGATCTAGTTAGTCACTAACATCTGAAACTAAACTCAGAATTAGACCATTCGGCGGTAACAAAGACTAGGGCACAGACGATGTAATAGATGCAGCACAGCAGCACATGAAACTTGACAACTGAATATTTTAAGTAATGAATCCACCTATGATAAAGGAATGCACGGTGAGTTCAGAGACTGAAAAGATCGTGAACGCGGCTCTTGCTGAGGCAGCGTTAGAGCACGCTGAGGTCCACCAGGACAGGCGAACCAGCAACCCGGTGTACTGGGAGGGCAAAGACACCAGCGGTCCAGCTATGGCGTGGGAGAAAGAGACGAGAGAATTCAATCCATCTCGTCTTGGGGATCTACCTCGACCGATAGATTTCAAAGCTGGTCTGATGTTAATGCCGGAGTGGCTAGTTGTTGAGGGTTACTTGCCACTGGGAAACATTAAGGCGCGTGAGTTCTACCCCGCAAACAGTTACGGCGTTGACTCTGCTTTGTTTGAATTTCAGACAAAGTACAACAGTGTTCGTGGTGCGACTGTTCACCCCTTGTATGACTTGACCCGGAGACCCTGATGTCCAACGGTAATTCCAACGGTAATTCCAACAGCAATGACGAGATGCAAGCGTTGCAGCTACTGGTCTACATCTTGTTGTTGCACGGGGGACTTCTCACAATTGTCTGGCTACTACTTCTCGTAAGTAAATAACTACCAACGAAAACCCCTGGCCTGTCTGTTCAATGGACAATACTGTTCAATGGACAACAGGTCGGGGGTTTTCTTGTGTCCAAGGTACTTGCCAAGTTGAACTGAGTGGAAATCAACCCCTTAGTGACCAGGACAACTTAATGAGGGCTAGTCTAGATAAATGATCCCTGTTTGACGTGTCTTATTTAAATTGTGCTCGAATGATGCCAGGCAATACGCTTCGCTTTATATTGCCTGGTCATCGAGGTGTTATATGAAGATCAACGCTCTGACCTGGGATAACAGGCATTCCATTACTTGTATATAAAGATCATCAACGAATCGCGAAATCAAGGCTCTGACCAGCACTGCCACAAGATCATTTTGTCAGACATCAACGTCTCTATCAGTACACAAAGGACACTGCCTCTGACCTGCGCTTTTAGCCTAAAAATGTCGAGTGTGATACAATGAAATCGCAGGTCACCCATGATCGTTTACACTAAGGGCGAGTTAGAATAAAAATGCCACGTGAAGCATACGTGTACAAATTGATCCTCGGTTACTTAGAACGCAACCCTGGACTACATTCTACTAAATCAATAGTAGAAAAGACTGGAATCTCATATCCTTCTGTAGCTCGTGTGATAGCTCAATTAGCTAAAGAGAAACGAGTAAGTAAAAGCGCTGGACAAGGCCACTCATTTCTTTATGAGTTTAAATCCTATGCTGTACTCAATAAAAAAAAGACTGATACCAGACAGTACGAAGCTAAGCCAATTGCTCCATCTGAACTTCAGGCTATCTCTCTGAACTGGGTTAATAATGGATGGACGCCGGCGACTATTGAGGCAGCACAAATACTTCTGACAGCTCTGGGGCAGCTCTTTCAGTTTTACTGGTTATCTATTGAACGGGGCCTCCCTGTAGACCAAGGGGATTTGGATCATCTCAAAACTAAATTGATGAGTGCTAGAGATAAAGCATTCAAGTTCGCTGAGTTCTACGACACACTGTTGGCCACGACTCAAATCTGGGATGCTCGGCGTTCAGCAGAGTTTGTATTGGATGGTTTAGATAATCCATTAGAGTACATCGAGACAGCACGTAATATTAGTGGAGCGCTGAAACTATGATTCCTGTGTGTCAAGACCATGGACTCATGATTTCTGTCTGTGAACACTATCATATCCACCACCTGGATAAGTTTCTATCAGGTACTGAGAATAGTGTGTGTCATTCACGCAAGCTCATGCTGGGAGAGAGTGAGATGGACACTCACAACGTCTTGGAGCTTGTTCGGGAGGCTCATGCCTCCTTGAATTGATCTAAACTATGTACACAGAGAGCAACGACTCTAGTACACAAAGTAATGCTTGCATAGTCTAACTCCTTGGTGATAGCATGACCTTAGAAGCAGAGAAAGGACTACAGATGGCTACTTACACTGAGAGCCCGTACGAAGGCATCGATGAGATGTCCAAGGTCATGCTCAACCAGTTGAACGACACTACGAGCAAGTACTCGTCTCTGGAAACCAAGCTTGCGGCTGCGGATGGCGACAAGGATGCTGCCATCACTAATTGGATGGAAACTACGGATTACCCGCAGGCGCTGAAGTTGAGGCAGACTATCGAGACTGCTACAGCTAAACTCCGTGAGTTGGCGGAGAAGAACGCTAATGTCGAGGAGTTGTCTGAGGAGGACAAGACTAAGCTCAATGTTGAACTGGAGACTCTGAAGACTCAGGGTAAGGCTGCTCGGGATGTTATCCGGCGTTTGATCAGGGATGTTTCTCCGGACCCTGAGAATGTGGAAAAGGCTCTGGATTCTATTCCGAATGTGTTCGCTGGGACGCGTGGCCGTAAGCCTGGTACTACTGTGGGTTCTAGTCTCCCACGTGTCAGTGCTTATGTTACTGTGACTGGCGGCAATTTCGAGAGTCCTCAAGAGTTTGATTCATTCTCCAAGGTCGCTATGGCATTGAATGCTGAAGTGAAGGACGTTCAAATCGCTTTCGCTGACGCTGCTGGTGTGAAGCACGGGGACATCAAGACTGTGGACAAGTCTGTGAGTTTCACGTTCCAGCCTAAGGAGAACGGCGCCACGTATACTTTGGTGACACGACCTAAGGAACGTGCTAAGACTGGTCCGAAGCCTAAGACTGCTGGCCAGACCAATGCCGTTGAACAGCCAGAGTCTAAGACTGAATCAGACACTGAGGCTGCCTGATTCAGTCTAGGGTTGAGTCTCTCTGCAAATTGGGGTGTAGAGAGATTCTTCCCGGTCTAATCCAGGACCACTTTAAATATAGCAGGAGCAACTAATGGTAAAGGTGTTCGAGTTCTTGTCCGACAACAAGACCAACGGCTACACCCTGACCATGTTCAAGAAGGACTGGCAACAGCTAGACGACAAGTCCAAGGTACAGCTCAAGGCAGGTGTGGCGAACGGGACGTTGGACTACGAGCTGTGAATCTCACGAGCATGCTAGGGTGGGGTCTTCGGACCTCGCCCTAGCAGGGCTTCTATTTAAGAATGGATTAGATGTGAGTGCTGATAAGTTTCCGCAAGTTGATTTGTTTAACTCGTTGGATGACTACTTGACTTTTGATCAGCGGATGATTGCTACGAAGCAGCTAGCTGTGTGCTATGAGTTGTCTCCATCTGATGACGTGCGAAATGAGTTCACTAAGTTGTTCATTATGCTACGTGTGAACCGAGTGGAACTCGCAGCGTTTGTCCAGGAGCTGGCTAGTGCTTTGCTCGATGGTCTTCGTCATGGGAATTGGCCTAAAATTGAGGCCCTAAGTGTCAGACATGTCATGCACATAGTAGAAACTGTCCAGGCACAAGCAATGATGAGGACTAAGTCTGATGATAATCACTAATGCAGAGATTAAGGAACTCAGAAGCCGTATTGAGTTTCTTGAAGCCAGTTTGATTTCAGCATTAGACAAAGCTAATAGAGCCAATTTCTTTGTTGATGCACTTCAATCGAAAGTTGAAGAGTTGAAACTTCAATTCGACTTTCACGCACACTAAAAAGATAACAGCAGAGCAAGAGGGTCGACCATGAAGAGAAGACTCTGGGCTAGACTGTGGTGCATTCTAACAGGCGGCCACAATTGTCCCGACGTTAATTACAGTAATGACTACTGGGTACATAGTCGTTGTACTCGTTGTGGCAATTGGATTAGAACCTACTAGTTAGGTTAGATAATGTTCTATTACATAGTGCAGTATGAACAGACAGCGGAGGACGAACGACTAGTTGATTGGGTAGGACCTTATCGAACAGAGCAACAAGCACAGATAGACTGTGAAGTAATCAACACAGTTGAACCTATCCCTGATCCTCTGTGGCGTGTTCATATTGATAACTCAATTTGGCCTGAAAACAAAGGATTAATGGAGATCTGCTTAGACCCTGAAGCATGTCTAGATTTGTATGACACAAATGTCTGTCATTGCAATAAACCTGTGCATGTGTACGAAGACGGATTTACCAGGGGTTTATGTCAATGGTGTTCTGATGTCCGGTGTGATCTTCCTGTAGAGGAAGGTTATACAAGAGACTGTGTTACCCAAGTTGAAAAGAAGATTAGTAAGGATTAGATAATGGCTGCTAATAAAGTCTTTCACAAGGAGTACTTGGTTAATTTGCGGAAGTTGCATAAGTTAACAGGACGGCAACTTGCATCAGCAGCAGGATTGACACAAGGAACTATTGTCAATCTAGAGACTGGGGTTACTACAAACCCGAATCCAAAGACAGTCGACAAAATTGCAAAGCAATTCGGTAAAATCGCAGATGACTTCTGGCTGGAAATCAAACCCAAGTCTGAAGTTGTTCACGGTTCAGTTAACTCTGAAGAAGCTAGTTACCAAGAGGATGTGGCTAAACCAACTGCTGAATCTCTAGACAACATGACATATACTGTCGAGACTGTCGAGACTGTCGAGACTGTCGAGGATGCATGGTCTCATAGCAGCAACTCTGTTGTTGAGTTCTATCCTACGGTAGTCGACGAGTTCAAGAGTGGTGCTCTTCTCATGA